TAGTAGTATTGCCTACAATAGTTACAGTACCACCTACAAAAAGATTTGTTCCTATAGATACGTCACCACTAACAGATACATCACCATCAAAGTTTGCATTACCAGTTATCTGTGCAGTCCCTCCAATAGATACATTACCTGCTGTATCTATATTACCAGAGACAGATACATTACCGTCAAATACTGCATTACCTGTAACCTGTAATGTACCTCCTACAGATAGATTACTATTTACATCCAGTGTTCCACCAAGACTTGTATTACCACTTACTCGAACAGTTCCTAGAAAGCCTGAATTACCAGATACAGTTACTGTACTTAGAAAATTAGCAGCACCTCCTACAGAGAGAGTAGATGCTAGACTTGCTGCACCACCTACAGTTACAGTTCCAGATAGATTAGTATTGCCTGATACAGATACATCATCTTCAAAGGTAGCTGCTCCTACAACATTAAATGGTCCAGATACTGATACACTTCCACCTACATGTATAAATCCCGATACTGAAATATTTGTAGCAATACCTAGTTCTGCTTCTACATTTGTAAGGTTTGAACCATCACCATAATAGTAGGCAGCAGTTACATTACCACTTACTTCTACATCATCTTTAAAAGTAGCTTTACCTGTACCTGTTAATGTACCACCAACCGAAACATTAGTAGCTACATCTATATCTCCACTTACAGATACATCATTCTTAAATTCTGTCTTACCTGTTATAGTAGCCGTACTTCCTACTGCAAGTGTACCACCTACAGAAGCATTAGTTGCTACGTCAAGATCACCACTTACGGATACGTCACCTTCAAAGACAGCTTTACCAACAACTGTTACTGTAGAACCTAATTGAGTAGCTCCAGTAGCTGTTAGTGTTCCACCTATACTTGTATTACCTGCTGTATCTATATTACCAGAGACAGACGTATTTCCTTTAACAACTACATTACCACCAAAGTTACCATCACCAGCTACAGTAAGACTGCTTACAGATACATCTCCACCTATAGAAGCTGTAATACCACTAAGATTAGAACCATCTCCATAATAAGCTCTTGCACATACATCTTGTGTTACTTGTATTCCACTTTGTACACTTACATTACCAAATACCCCTAACGATCCTGAATCAAAAACTTTGTTAGTTGATATCTGTAAAGCCGAATCAGTTCCATCCCCACTTTGAACAGTAACTAATGTAGTTCCTAATCCAGTATTGGTTGTTGTAGCATTTACTTGAAGTATCTGCTTATAAGTTCCCGATATTAGTTTTCCTGTTAAATCTGTCATATCAAATCCCAAGCTCTATTGGCATCATCGTATTGTGTTGTATGCCTTGTTTCTTCTAAAGTAGTAGGATCAACTGTAATCCAACTGTTCTGTATATTCCATAATGTTCCCCTACCACCATTATCAGGTCTAGGATTACGAATAGCAGGATTGTCTCTTACATTTGGTACTCTATTCTGAGGATGGTTTTTTAAATCATACTGTCCTTCATAGTCTTGAGGACATACCAATAACCCATAACTATTTAACCTCATTACTCTATGTGGGTAAACAAATCCACATTCATCACATACGGCTAATGCATTCTTTTGTGTAGCCATTAATTATAAAATGTTAGTCTAGGCAATAGATAGATACTAGCTCTTTCTCTATCTTCTTCCATAGCTCTTGCTAACACTTCCTCATAATTAGTTTTTAACATTGTAATTTTTGTATCTGGTACTAGTGGTCTTTTCATAGACATATAGTAAGCTAGTCCACAAGTAAGAGCAGGTAAAAATCTTTTAGGAGTATCTGCATTTTGTGTAGCAGACTTATTTACATCCTGTAGTTCTTTAACAACTTCCAACTTTATTGTATCTGTAGAGTTTTCTGGTATAGGCCATACAGACATTACTGAATTATCTCTTCCCCTACGAACACTATATTGATTAGGTTTACCTGTTTGTGTCTTTGCAGGTATAATCATATATTCTTCTGGAGTAATACGAGTAAGTTTTACATCTGTATTGGATCTGCTAATTACAACCTCAAGGGCATTAATAGTACTGCTATCAAGATCATAGCTAGTTACTGAAGTTGTAAGAGTAAAAGAAGATGTACTTGTAGACCAGAGAAGTATTCCTCTGTTCTGCCAATCCTTAAGCATTAGATTAATAGAACGTCTAGCTGAAGCAGCTTCATTAGCAAGAGTATTCTCACCCCCTATCATTTCAGAGGCTTCTTGAATTACTTCATCTATATCTAGATTAAAGTTATATGTTCCTGATACTGCCATTATTCTCTATGCCTTTCTATTACTGACTCTCATCGACTTCTTTACATTCTACACACTTACAATTTATACAGACTATTACAGGTTCTTTATTAGGATCAATAAACTTTTTTATAGTTTTACCACAATGGCAGTCACAATTACAGTCACCACATTTACCCATAAATTATTTTCCTCCGTGCTTACTACCATAAGTGTACCTATATTTTTCTTTTAAGTATTCTGAAGTATCTTGCCAATAACCATTAAATGTTTTATAATTCTTTCTTTGAGGCTGTATCTGTGTTGTATCTACTAAACTACAATTATCTTTTTTATCATCTACAGATTTATTATATCTTTTTATAAACTCTTCTTTCGATACAACCTCTTTTACTCTATCACTATATATATCTATTATTTCCATTAATATAATTTATTAGAATAAGTTGCTTTGCCAAAACCTTTTAAAGCTTTACCACCACCTCTACGATAGACTGTTCCACCTTTTTTTCTATTTTTTACATTTATAGGAGAATCAGGATTTTTTAGTAAACCTTCTATTTCAGAAGTTTGTTCTTTAGAAAGACTTCCTCCTCTTAATACATCTTGAATCTGATCAGGTGTTACATTACCGGGAAGTAGCTTACCTCTTCCCTGTCCAACTTTACCAGTGCCTCTTTTAACTCCTCCTGCCTCTGTAGATAGTAAGTTTTGTAGTCCTTGAAAAGATGACCACTTTTCTGGAATAGGTTCATTAGTTACCTTTCTAGCTTCCTTTTGAACCTTAGTTTGTTTTTTCAAAGGAGTAGGTGCTCTAGCTGATCCTTCTTTAGCATATGTATATTTTACTCCAACTTTTTTTAACTTATCTCTATCTTGTTGAGTTAGTTTTTTAGCAAGTGCTACTTTAGTAGCTAATGTTTTAGAGATACCTTTTTTAGTAAGATCAGTTATTATATCTTGTTGAAGCTTAGTTTGTTGTTTTTGTTTTTTCAGTTTCTTTTTAAGTAAGGGATCTAAGTTTGATAATCGTTGACTAGTATCAGTAGGTTTTTGACCAACAGACTGTCTTGTTACTTCACCTTTAATATTAGGTCCAGAATAAATATCTGGTTTATCATCTTTCTTTAGTTTAACTAATGTATCACGAAATACTGGTTTATCTGAAGCTTCTCTTCTTTGTTTTCTTATTTGTTCTCTTACCTCTTGTTTTTCTGCTACTGATAAGTTTTCAAATTCCTGACTTACAGAATATTTAGCTAATTTTTCATCAACTCCTGCATCAGTTAATTTTTTTATTTTTTCTTTATTAGCTGTATATTGTTTCTTCTTAGTAGTTTTTTCTCTTTTTATTTTTCTTACTTCTCTATCTTTTTTAACTTGTGATACTGGTTTCTTTTGTGTCGTAGCTTCTTGTTGAAGAGATTTCTGTTTAGCTACTTTTCGTTTTTTATTTAATTCTGCAACAGTTATACCTAAATTTTTAGCTATCTCAGCATCTGTTCGTTTAGATACTGTTCTTCCTCCCATAGCACCGGGAGACATCTTTTTCGATTTCCTATACTCAGCAACAGACTTAAACCCTGCTCTTGTAGCAGCAGCTTTTTCCTGTTTAGTAACACCTGTACCTTTTCTTTTCTTTTTCTTTTTTAGTTTTGGTTTTGGTTTTGGTCTTGGTTTAGGACTAACTTTAATTTTTGGAGGCATAGTATAATCTCCTAAGAAGCATCTATTTTAAATGTTTCACCTTGTTCATAGTCTTCATCAACTACAACATCTTGAGGTTTACCTACAACGGATGGTCCTTTACGTGCAGCACCAAACCCTTGTCCAGTAGGCTTACCTACTATTTCATCCAATTTAGCTGGACGTTCTAATCTTGTATGTGGACCTAATCCCATTTTAACTTCTCCTCTTTTTTCTTCTAGCTTCACTTAATGCTATAGCTATAGCTTGTTTTCTACTTGTTACCTTTTTCTTTGACTTACCTTTTTTAAGAGTACCTCTCTTAAATTCATCCATTACTTTCTTTATTTTCTTTTTACCCGGTTTCATAATCTGTTGTCTCACACTTGATCTATTAACCACTAACTAGCTCCTTGTGCTATGGTATCAGGACCACCAGCAGGTGAGCCAGCTACAGCCATATCATCCTGTCTAGTTCTTCTAGCTTGATTATTTAATTTAACAATAGAGTTTTGATATTCAGCTTGCCACACTTGAAGTGTATTCCAATCTTTCATATACATTGTAGCTTCTACCATGCATCCTGCAAAGAGAGCTTC